CCAGTTCTTCGCACGAAGAAAAAGAACATCATCTGGGTCACCCATTGCAATTTGCGCAGAACGGCGCGAAGAACCAGATACGACGATGCGACCGATGATGTTGCAAATATCAAGAACATCAATTGAGCGCAGTTTCTTGCCAACGCGGTTATCCATCACTCCACAAATATCTTTGATGCCATCAATCAATGCGCCAGGGCCAGATGCAGTGCCACCGAATGTGTTCAATGGTGCGCCGTATTCACGAATCAAAATTGTTGAGTATGAAAATGATTTTCCAGTATGGAAATACGACTTAAGTACGGCGTGTAGCAAACGCTTCCAACCTTGTCGCGAATCTGGAACAATGATGTCAGCGTCATTTGAACGCTCATGAGTAATCGTTACTCCAGTTTTTACTTTTGGCAAATCGTGAATCTTTGAGCGCTCCACGGAGAAACCAACACCGCCACCCAGCATCAGGTACTCAAACAACAACTCAAAATCTTCAATCTTTTCAATGTTTGTGAAGTAGCAGTTGTTAAGCGAAGTTGCGTTGAGTTTCTTTACAAGTGGGGTTCCTAGTTGCCAGAGCGAACGACCAGAGAATGAGCAGCGCAGATTGAAGCAGTGGTCAAACAGTTTTTGCGCTTCTTCATCAGTCAACTGGGCGCCAATTTCAATTGCGCCGTTGATTACGCGCTGAAGAGTCTCATGCCAGAGTTCGGTGTCGCCATTCTCTTTCTTGCGACTATAGGTGCGCAAGAAAACAATCTCGCCAAGGCCATTAAAACCCCATGGGGCTGATTTTAGGGAATACGAATCTACAAATGATTGTTCAAGCATGATAGGCCCTTGTCTAGTTGTGAGTGGGTAATGAGTGTACACTACCGACAAATACTGAAAGAGTCTAAATTAATCCTAATTTTTCTGCTTCGGCAAGTGGAATATGTCGGCCCTTTGGATACACGAGAATTTTTGTCTTTGTGAAAGGTGTCAACATTATTTCTTCCCAAATATCTTCTTCAACTAAAACTGTTTGATTCAATTTCATTGATTCAATTTGGTTGAAGCCTGCAATATGTTCTGGCTTCTTGGATTCACCAATGCAATCTCCAGTTGGGTGCCCGCACACTGGGCATGGTTGCCTATCGGCTCTTGAGAGTGGTATGTTCCCACCGACAAATGATTGCGAAAAACTATCTTGTCGGTAAAAGGTCATAACAACAGTATACGCCCTCGTATCGGCTCACTCTTATAAGGTGTGGAAACCGTAGGGGTACACGGTGGTTCAATTCCACCCGAGGGCACTAAAACTCTTGGATATGGAATCCAGTGCTTAGCAAAAGTTCCACCATCTCTTCGTCAAGATTATCCACAGGTTCTCCACAGGGGTATTTTAAAACTGTGTATAACATTTTTGGGTAAGAATATGTTGACACAACTTCGGCGGCATTTTGAGAGAACGACCTTAGATTTCCCCAAACCACTTCGCGGCCGACTCTGTATTCGTACGGCATCGCAAAAAGATAGATGTCTGGAGTGTCCGAACCAGGGCGCATCTCGCAATGCATTATCGTTAGGCACTCGTGCACATCGGGGTCGTTTTCAACAAATGCTTCTGGCAGCGGCTTTTCGTGTTTTTCGTTTGACACATACCCCTCAGCAATAAATGTCACCGCATCCATGCCTAGTTTTAAGCGGAACATTTTGACCAAATCAACGCACCTTAGGAATCTCTCCCCAGGCACTTCTTTCATGTACTGAGCATCTAACTGGGCGCATATTTTTGGGACAGAATCGCGCCAGGCAAAGAAGTTGAAGGCCAGTTCCTCGCCAATTCCGTCTTCTTTGACGATTTGCCCCTTGGCAACCTGGGTCGCCGTAAGTGTCAATGCAATTTTTGAAAAACTATCTTCGTATAAATCCACCAACGAACACTAGCAATAGTTTCACCGCTGGTGGCGGATAATAGGCTAGGGTTCATAGTTATGGCAACTAAAAAGAAAACAGCAAAAAAAGCAGTTAAGAAGGCTCCAGCGAAAAAGGCTGCGCCAAAGAAGAAGGCTGCTCCAAAAAAAGTAACAGCAGAAGTGACCATTGAAGTTCCAGCAGCACTTGAGGAAGTTCGCGAAAAAGTCACCCAGCAAATCAACGAAGCAATTGCTATCGCTGAGCGCAAGGGCATTCTCAAGCGCCTGCGGAGTTGGCTGTCCAAGTAATCATGAGCAAGAACCGCTCGTCAAAGACCTTTAGGTCGCGTATGGCGGGCATTCTTGGTATTTCCCCAACTCAAATCTCAGAGGACGATGCAAAAAAGGCAAGCAGAGCCTTTTCCCTGCGCCCAGACGAGGTAAAGATTGCTCCACCAGACTTCATGAAGCCAGAGTAGGGCGTAAGCACACGCCCTAGGGTTGTCATTTTTGATTTTTGCCTGTAGACAGTAACTCGTACTATCACTAGTTAACGAGGTAAAAAATGGCAAGAGTCCATGGCAATAAATCAATCATGAAGTTTGTAAGAGAAATTGAAAAAATCGGGTTTACGGTAATAAACAAGAACAATAAGTTCAAAATGTACCCTCCCGCACACTTGGGGACAAGGGTTTACACGACTCACGGAACACCGCAGTCAATCAAGCCGCTTTGCGCAGATTTTGAGAAGATTTACGGCGTTGTTCTTGACGCAAAAAACTTCTTGTAAGAAAAAACGGTGTTATTCCCCTGCGGGAAATGCCAAATTGATTGAAGACACATCAACAAACCATATTGTTTTGCCAAATCTGTCTTTTTTACTCTTAATTTCGCCGTTTGGGTAGTTGTTTTTAACCCATTCCGAAATTTCATCATCGGACATGCCTAATGTTTTGTCAATAAAGCGATTCCATATTGAACTAGCGACTTTATGACGCGCTAATCCGCTCATCTCGCCTCTTCTTCTTCCATTGGGCTGCCGTTAATTAGTTCTTCAACAATCAACTTCGCGTAACGACGACGCAATTTCCAGATTTTTCCGTTCAACTCAAGCATTGCTTGCGTATTGCGAGCCTTCTCTGTAATTTTTGAGTCATAAAACCCGTACTTCGCGAACATGATTTCATCTAAATCGGAATTTTCAATCAAAATGTCCGAAATCCAATGTGCTCTGTCATCAATTGCCATCATCAGGTTACAAAGACCTTCATACCCAAAGTCGTTATAGACCTTGTTGACGACCATGCCGCAGTAATTAGAGCGAAACATTTCGTCTGACTTGCGCGCACTGGCAATGAAGTCACTGAGAAACGCCAAAAACTCGTCTCTGCTTGGAATTTCTTCCCCGTCATTAAAATCTGACATAGATATCCAATCTCGTTTGACAAAAATATTTGCGCGACATGAACATTATCGCATTACGCAATGTCAAACTAGCGAAAGAATAAATTTTTCAGATTGAACCTTGGTCTTTGAAACCCATGAGTACATGTTCATTGACGCATTTGCGCGGTCAAGCATGTCTGCATCGCGATAGTGGTCAAGATACTCGCCAATTGCATTAAGCATTGACCAGCCGTTTTCACCGTACCCGCCAGCATTGTTTGAGTTCTTGTAGATGTCTCTAACAATTGCCCAAACTTGCTCGCGATTCTCCTCTTGACGCTGTGTTTCTTGCGTCTTTTTTGGAAAAGCAGTAGAAATTACCTTGTCAATTTTTACTGGATTCATTGGGATTGCGAGCAGTTTTTCTGCTGTGCGACTAAATTCTGCAGCCCACTCTGTAGACATGCGCAGAACCGTCTGTGCTTCTTCCATCGCAGAGTCCGCATTACGGGTGTGGCGTGCCGTAAACACGCTCCTAGCGGCGTCTAAGCCTGCGATAACGGTGTTCTTGCATACAGCACGAATTGAGGTGTTTGCGAAGGTGATTGGAGTCTTTCCGTTATGCCCGTTGCGGACGAGAAGGAAGCGCTCAATCTGGTCATTAACCCCAGTTGGGTCAATAATTAGCCCACCCAAGTCAATACAGGCGAAGAATTCACGACCGCCGTCAAGGACTCCAACGGTGTCAACTACGGCGTCCCCTTTGGAAGCGCCAACGACATCCAGTGCTCGGTCCAGAACCTCACGATTTTGCTGAACAACAAAGCGAGTGCCCACTGTTGACAGACCATCAAATGTTCCGTTCGGGTTAACTCGCACGGTGGCCCTGGAGTCGTCAATTACGACTGGGGTTCCGTCTGGATTGCGCAGCATATTGCCTTCTGCGTCAATCGCAGCCACGCTTGCCAAAACCACATCAAAGTCTGCCTGAGCGGCTACGAGCATTTCCTCTGCTGTCAGGGCGTCTTTGTCCATTGGCTTACCAAGTCGGTGCCATGGAATCTCTCTATTTGAATACGCCATCTTGGCGCGTCCGTCTTTTCCAATTTCTATGTTATGTGCCATGCAGACATACTATCGGATAAATCTACCGAAAGGCGAACTACACTATTTCGGGTTTTGATGGCGCAACTTTCGCGCTAGGGTGAGAATATGACCAATATCTATGAACTAATAGACGAATCCATTCAGGACTTGCTTTCCAGGTCCATTGCGGGCAAAAGAAACTTCATCAAAATCACCGAAGTCGTTGATTTGCTGCTGAAAATTGAGAAATCAATACCTGAAATCGTCATTGATGGTGACGAATTTGTCAAGTATTTTAAGGGAAATTCGCAGAAGTTGTAATCAGCCTGTAATCATTTGATAAACTAGATGTACTTGCGATAAAGATACATAGCGCGGTAATTACTAGGACACCGCAGACATATCCACCGACAGCAGGAGAGAAAATTGAAAACAATTACTGGATGGGGAATTTCTTTACTTTTTTTCACCCTTGGGGTAGCAATACCAGCCGAGGCGGCATCAGTGCCGACAGTTGATTCATGGAGAGAACCCTCCCAATCAGCGCAATTGTTGCAAAAACAAGAGGAAAGACGGGCCCAATCGGAGCAACCAATCGTGTTTGCCCATGGGGATATTTCCTGGCTTCCTCAACTAGCCGCCGAGGCTGGTTGGCCTAAAAAGACTTGGAAAAAGTTGGGTCAAATCATCTTACGCGAGTCGGGTGGTTGCCCAAATCGCATTGGTAGTTCCATCGTTGACGAAAACTGCAACATCACTGGCTACACCAGAGCAACAAATAAGTCAGACTCTGGTCTGCTTCAGATTAACGGCATTAATTGGGACATGAGTCGCAACAAAAACGCCATTGCCTGTGTTCAGTTTGGGTTCTGCAAGCAAAAAGACCTGCTTGACCCCGTAAACAACCTAAAGGTTGGGCGGGAACTGTTCAGACTCGCTGGATGGGACCCATGGGACCCGTGCGCATGGGGTCCTGAATATGCACATAGATGCAAATAACTAGGTAGGCTCCAGCCATGAATATTCGTGGCGAAATACTAGTTGATACAGCAAAAATCATTGACGGTGAGCGCAATAGTTCGTACGGCGAACCATTTGACGACTTTACAACAACTGCAGAGTTCTGGCAGACATACCTTGAACGCACCATTCACAGGCGCGGCAAGTTGATTGTCAAGCCGCACGATGTTGCGGCAATGATGAACCTACTAAAGACCGCTCGTCTTACATGGACTCCAGAAAATGAAGACCATTGGAAAGACGCAATTGGCTACTCTGCATGCGGCTGGGAGTGCGTAACAAAAGAAGCCGATGAAAAGTGAGCGGTTATAACCCTGGCTTTGATATCAGCCCTAATTTTGATGCCGACCTTGCGTTTGGTCAACAAGGCGAAGAGTCGGTAAAGAAGTTTTTTCAGAGCCTGCTATCAGGTTCAAGCGAAGTAAAAACCGATAGATATCGCAATGGCAGGATGGTGGTGGAAACAGACCAAAACCCGTATAACAGGGGATGGAAAAAGTCTGGAATCAATGTAACCACAGCGCAATGGTGGGTCTACATCTACTCGCTTGGCGAAGCATTCGTGATTGTTTCGGTTGAGCGGTTAAAGCGATACTTGCGCGCCAATCCAGGCCGTTTTAACGAGGAAACAAAGGGTGATTTTGCTCGCAATTCGGACAATCCAACACGAGGTTTTCTGCTTGAACCAGACGAAGTAATGGACATGTTATACAACAACAGGTACGACTGAAAATATGGCGTTTGACTATGTGAATTCTTTCTACGAGGGTGGAACTTGGGCCAAAAAAGTTGCCCGCCGACTGAATGACAACGGTGTTCGCTGCCGCGCAACTGAAGTACAAATCGCCAAGAGCAACGAAGAGCGCGAATTTATGACCAAGTACGAAAAAGACATTGTTTTTGACTGGTCCGAAAACTGTCTTGAAGTCAAATCATCAACCAGGGACTTCACTGACAATGTTCTTTCTTATCCATTCAATTCTCTTTTTGTTGATACCGTTTCTGGCTACGATGCAAAGGTCAAGAAACCAGCAGCATATGTTTTGATTTCACAAATATCTCACGGCATAGTTTGCATCTCCCCAAAGACATATGACAGGTGGAGAAAAGTCAGCGCATTTGACAAAAAACGAGAAATAAACGAGTGGTTTTATAGCGCCCCAAAAGATATTCTTATCCCATTCAGCACTCTTGTTGAGTTTTTGAATAACAAGCAAGATGGTGGGTGGTGGGAGTAAAAATGTACGAAGCAGAAACAGAAAAGTGTGGAGTTTCCTGGTGTGATGTTTACGACATGACGCCATGGAAGGCTCAATGTTCCTACGAGGGAACTGGTAAGTGCGGTGCACAAGCAGAATACGAAACGAGGGAAATGATGGATAAATCAAAAATAGCGAAAATGGATATGGAAACATTCCGCCAACTCAAAGACGCAGAGAACGAGCGCGATAAGTGGAAAGAAATCGCCACCAAACTGACAAATAATGAAGTTGAAGGCTGGGAATCTGAATCAGAAATTATGGCAAAGAAAGCACTTAGCCTTGAATTTGAACGCGACCGCTGGAAAGCAATCGCTGGCCAAGCGCGAGAAGAGACGGAAAAGTGGTGCAATCTTGCTGGAGTGATGCATCAGTATTTGGTTGAAGGCAATCCACACGATGCGATGGAAGTTTACGAACAGGCGGCTAAGAAATGAGCGAAAATTTTGCAAAAGAATCATTTGACAGATTGAAGAGTTATTCTGATGACCTGTCAGAGCGACTTCGGTTACGAGATGAATGGAAGTCGCGTCACCCCGACCATGATTCCAGGCAGTACAGGCAAGACCAACGAACCTGGTGCGACGATAACGAAACAGAAGGCAATCCTGGAAAAGAATATAATTTTCAGAGCACTTTTGACCCAAATGATTATGAGCCCGATGTGTACGACACCCTTTCTGCTCAACGCTTCAATGATTTAATGCTTGTTGCACTTAAGGCATACGAAAAGGCGACAATCAATGACTGAAATCACTTATGAAGATTTCTTGGACAGAGTCAAAAATCCTGTCACTAAGTGCCTCATGCACGACGATGCGACAAATGCGGCGAATTTGATTGAATTATGGCGAAAAACGGCAGTTAAAATGAGTTACTGGGCAGAATTCAGGGATTTTGATGCAATGCGCCACGAATACGAACATGCGTATA